TTAAGAAGGCCAAATCCGCTGTTAACAGGGATATTCTTACTGAGCAATATGATAAGCGCGTTGATTATGTACATGTTAAGAAACCAGTTAACAGAAAAATGATGAATTTTAAGAAGAAGGTTATTAGTGCTTTGCAAACTCAGCAACCGCTAGTTACAAAGTTATATACAATTAGTCACGCTGATTCGGCAACAGCAGCAGCCGGTTTGCAGGCTTGGCAGATTATTCATTTAAAACCTTACGATGGTCAAGCAGCCACTGGTGCAGGGTATAGGGAAGATGCTCAAACGGATTTGAAAGATATTGCGGCAGAAATAAGTGCAGTAGGTAAGGATTTATCGGAGAATTATTGGATTAAACAGGCATGGGTTGAGTTGACTGTTATTAATGCAGGTAATACGGATGGATTGTTGGAGTTGTATGAGTTGGATTATGTGCCAAGGGCAGGAAATCCAATTAATCAATATGGAAGTTTCAATGCAGCTTTAACAGCCGCAGTCGCAGAAATCAATGGCCTGGGCACCGGTTTCGGTGTTTCAGGGTTGAATACTAGAGGTGTTAGTCCGTTTGATTTATCTCCTTTATTGAGAAATTATGGAATTAGAGTTGTAAAGAAGATGACAAGCGATGTGGAAGCCGGTCAGAAGTTTCATTATGTGTTGAAGGATTACCGTAAGCACTATGTTCAAAATCAAGCTTTGGAAAAAGATTTAAGTGAAAAGTTTTGTATTCAGGGTGTGACGAAGAGTTTGTTGTGTGTGTTAAGACCAACAACGAACAGCGATATTATTACTATAAGAACTATTGGTGATAAACATTATAGAATCCAGCCTACAGATGCTAAACAGGATGAGGTTTACGGTGGTGAAGATTGAAATAGGCGTGGGAAATTGATTGCCAATCGATGGCAAGTGATCGCGCAGCCGATCGGTTTGTCAAACAATGAAACATATAAAAGAACAATAAATTTTGCTGTATTTTTTGTGACTTGAAACAATAATGCCAGCTAAACAATATCGTTATTGGATTTTGACTATTCCTAAAGACAAATGGGACCGTACAGAAATTCCAGAGGAAGTTACGTACATGAAGGGCCAATTAGAGAAAGGCGAAGGTGGTTATGAACACTGGCAACTTGTTGCGTATACAAAGAAGAAGTGTACTTATTCTAAGATGATATCACTTTGGCCTGAAGAAGCACATGTAGAACATACCCGCAGTGAAAAGGCGGAAGAGTATGTATGGAAAGAAGAGACAAGAGTGGGGGATATGTTCGAGCTTGGTGAGAAATCTATAAAAAGAAATTCAGAGAAAGATTGGGATCTTATGTTTGAGAATGCTAAGAAGGCCAAATATGATGATATACCTGCTGACGTGAAGATTAGGTGCTGGAATCAATTTCAGAGTATCTCGAAATACTATATGGCACCATCTGATAGAGGTCAAGTTGAAGCCCATATTTATTGGGGAGTGGCAGGTTCAGGCAAAACACATAGAGCTAAAGTAGAAAGTGGTTACTTTGATAATCCCGATGATGTATATATGAAGATTCCAAGTACTAAATTTTGGGATGGTTATCGCGGCCAGAAAAATGTAATCATAGATGAATTTGACGGGCAGATAAACCTCTCACATTTGAAAGTGTGGTGTGATCCAAGTGGCACAGCGTGCCAAGTTGAAGTTAAGGGTGGCGCAGTACCCTTGATGGCAACTAAATTTTGGATTACATCTAATCGTGATTGGCGTGTGTGGTACCCAAACATGGACGCCAATGATTTAGATGCAATTAAGCGTAGATTTGATTGCAAACAATTTGAGATGAAGTATCAACAATGAAATAAATGGTATTTGTCTAGCATCGCCGTGAATCATTTTGCGGCCCAAGCCGGTCAGACGCAGGGTCTGAATGCTGGGCGAAAGCCCAGTATTCGGAAGCGTCTCCGGCGGAGGCAAATTACAAGTTGCACGCAACTTGTAATTTAGCAAAAGAGCGGCGTCTGACCTGAGCTCCTGCCAAACATACTACTCGCATATTATATCAGACAAAATCATGACGTCATTATGATGTAATATATCGTGAGAATCCTTTGATCTAGTAGTACGGGGCGGTAGCCCCCTAGTGTTACCTACTAGATCAAAGGATATCGGCTACCATTTTTTTCTAACATATACATTATATTCAAGCTGGAATGCCAAAGACAACGAAGAGAGCAAGAAAATCCTCAACCACCGGACCTAGAAAGAAACGTAAGGTTTCAAGGGTTGCGAAGATTAAGAAGGCCAAATCCGCTGTTAACAGGGATATTCTTACTGAGCAATATGATAAGCGCGTTGATTATGTACATGTTAAGAAACCAGTTAACAGAAAAATGATGAATTTTAAGAAGAAGGT